GCGCGTCAGGCGGCGATGCTCGCCACCGCCAAGCATCAGGTAGCCATACGCATCGCCCACATGCGAGTGATCGTTCTTCGACGGCACATCGCGGAAGCGTTCCTGCCCCGCACCAATCGCCATGCGCTTGAAGTGATACCCGCCCGCTAGTGACTTGCGGATGCGGTTGCAATCTTTTGACACAAGCAAGCCGGGGCGACCGTCGATCAGACGGTTCATCGGCATAGCTCCGGCTTCACGACGAACCATAAAGTCATTCGAGTTCGTCGGCTGTGCGCGCAGACCGAGTGTCCGTAGGTGGTCGAACGCCGTTACCTCAAATATCTCGTCGCGCTTACCACCGGCAGGGTCACCCCAGATAAGCACCTCGCTCTTGGGGAACTTCGTGCTTATGTCTGCCATGAGGTGATGAGCAAATCGCTCAAGCCCCATATCAAACGCTACCAATTCATGCACGATATGCCAACGCCCATTTGGCATCTTCTGCCCAAACACCGCCGCCGGAGTCAAACCAAAGTCAAGCCCGATATGTACGGGCAACCCAACCTCGATCTCCAGATCAGCCGCCATCAGGCTGTCGCTATACTCATGCCACACGGGCTTGCCGTCCTGCACATAGACGTACTTGGCCCCGGCGTAGCACTCGATCCAGTCCAGCGTCTTGCCCGCCAACTGCTGCTCGTAATAACCGGGCGGCAAATTGTTTACGTTCTCAGCCTTCGGGTTCAGCAACCAATACTTGTTCGCCCCGAAGATCGCTTCCTCATGCTCCTTCGTGCCTTCAACGACACCACCGGGCTGCTTGTAGAACTTCCACGGATAGCGACCACGGATCGGGTTCTTCTCCGCCAACTCATGCCACCAGTGATCCGAGTCCATCGGGTTCGTGGACATCCACACGCCACGCCACGGACAGCCGCCATGCTTCTTCGTCGGATAACGACCGACACGCGATGTCAATCCATCGACCACCGCCTTCGGCAACTCTCGCGCCTCGTCAACAAAGCCACCCGTCAGTTCCAGCGACAACAGCTTCCGCACATCACGCGGCTGATCCAACGCCAAAAAGATTACCTCGCAATCAATACCAGCCGCACCATCGCGAGGCGGCAACTTCACATGATGCGTAATCGGCGGCGACCACCGCATCTCGCCCCACATATGCTCGGGGAATATCTCCTGCCATGTCTTGATCGTGGTCGTCCGCAGTTCAGGGTAGCTGTTACGAATAACCGCAAAGCGCGTGTAGCGCACATTATCAACCGTCGAAGGCGGCTGCTTCACGGCGCGCAACATCACTTCCGCAAGACACGCATAGGTCTTGCCAGAGCCAACCGGCCCCATCAAGCCGCGCACAAAACTATCGTCGTTCAAAAACTGCCACGTTGTCGGACTTTGCGAGAAGTCCAAGTTCAACCCGGTGAGCGCGTCGTCGCCCTTCTGGCGGCGACGGCGCGGCGAACGATCCGTGGCCCTCTGTGATCTAGGCATCGTAACGCTCCGGTATTACCACCTCAATCAACGTGTGGCCGCAAGAGCCACACAAAACACATTGCGTACCATCATAAACGCGACCGCGCGTATGCTGTCCGCAAAAGTCGCACTCAATATGCTCCTCGTAAAAGCGGACAAAACTCGGAGAGTGGTTCACATAGTATGTCGCCACATCTTTTCCCTCGGCACAATCGCGTCCTCAAACCTTACCCCGGACGCGCGCAACAACTCCAAAAACCTGTCTACGAAAATATCCGGCTTACTGTCCTCCTCGTCAACCACAACCGCTGACCGCGCCTCCGCCTTGGCGCGACGCTCCGCAATCGCGATCTGTAAAATCTTGTGTTCCTCGTAAATAGCGTCGAAACATTCCTTGTGGTACTCGCGCCCCACACTCTCCTCCAAACAACGCGGGCAAGTAAACTTCACTCCTCACTCTCCTCACTATCAATAACTTCATAGGTCGTCACTTCCGGCCCCTTCACATTGATCCCGATCATGCTGGGGCGGCGATCATCACTGTTCGGCTCAAGCAGGCCGCGATGCTTCGCCAACAGGCGCAAGGCGGACAGCTTGTCGTGCATCTCCACCTCAATCGTGTTTCCCTCCTCGCCGGGCGTGATCTTCACCTTCTTGATTGCACGACGAGCGCGCGCAGATAGCTGATCCGACGCCCTAACCTGAACGCGACCCATCTCATCCCACGATAAGACATCTGTAATCTCGCTACCGGACAGCGCCTCAAGTTCCTGCACCACCGCTTCACGGCGCTCATCATCTTGCGCGGCCAACGCAGCGCGCGCCTCGCGAACGGATAAGGGTTTATCGGTCATCAAAATCTACCTTCAGCCGCTCAAGATACAGGATCGCGTCCATCAGTTCTTCCTGCGCGTGATTGATCCACTCAAGCGTCGGCGCGGGGTTGTCCGCCATCGTGCAGCCATAATGCTTGATCCCCTCGCGGGAACGCGCATGAAAGCGATCCGTGACCGCCTTTACGATGGGATCAGCCTCGCGCGGCTTGCGTAACGCGGCACGGCGCTGACAATCAGGGCAGGGACAGGTCATGCTGCCAACCCCGCTTCGATGCGATAGCTGTGACGCAGCAAGCCAGCAGACACACGCGGGTCGTCGCACTCACGGGCGGCGTGGCGAACGATTCGCACTTTCTCTTTGCGCCACGCGCGGTGGGCAGCTTCGGGTGTGGTGAAATAGCCAATGTTTCGATTTTTGCCGTTTTCTGCAATTTGAGCGCGGAACTTTTTTTGCCTACTATCCCAACATACACCAAGCGGCCAATTGCCACGAGCGGCGGCGCAATCACCAAGCAAGCTGTTAATTTGGCGCGACACAAACGCACACGTCGCGGGCGAATATACCTTGTTGCCCGGCACGACGACATCCTTATCCAACTGCTTGCCTTCCCAATCCTGCGTCTCCATCCATGCGCGGAACGCCATAAACGAGTGCCATTCTTCGCATACTGTGACGCCAATGTAGGTGGGTTGATTCGCGTGATACTTCGCGGAATAGGCGCGCTCAAGCATAGCTTTCCAAGCTCGGTAATAAGCGCATCTGAGCCACTTCCCGTCTGCGCCGCGTTGATACACCGCATAATCCGCGTCATTGACGCCGACGCCGTAAACGAGTTTCGGCTTTCTGTGTAGCTTACGCATCGCCCACCTCCGGCGCGGGGGTAAGAAGCGACACATCAACGACATGCAGGGGCGTACTTACGCCGGGTAATTCCTGCGATTCGGGTACGACCCAGTACGCGATCCAATGATCGCCATCAACGTGCCACAGCAGCTTCCAGCCGCGCGCGTTGTCTCCATACATAATATCGCCGGGTTTCATCGTGCTTCTCCTTCGTCTTCGGTTATTTCCCCTACGCCATCGCACATCTCGCATATGCGAGACACGGATGCAATGTAGCCTCCGTGAACGTAGTCCGGGCGGGGGTCGTCGTATTCGACGTATTTATCGCCACAACATTCGGGGCATTGGATGGTGCGGGTCAAGGTGTTTCTCCATTTTCTGCGAAAATTTTGTGCGACACCCCCCTACGGTAACGACGGGGGCGGGGGGCCAAGGGGTCGGGTTTTCTGCGAACGGGCCAACCGCCGGGCCGCGCGCGCGGGCAAACGTACGTTAGTTCATCGCGCGGGCTACATCCGCGAGGGCTGGAACGCCCGCTCGCCGCGCGAGGCAGGCCCTTGCGTGGGCTTCCGTGGCCTCGATCACCTGTTCAACCGTCACGCCTTGCGCCGCTAGCTTGCGCGCAGCGGCTAGCTCATTCTCGACCCGGCGCGGCTGGCCAAGGGCGCGCTCGACCGCGCGAGCGTAGGCGTGAGCGAGCGAGTGAGCGAGGGAGAGAGCGGCGTTGTCTTCCCCCGCACCCCCTATATCATTCATGTGCGCGTCTGGCGCTTCCGAGGCGGGGGACAATAGCTGCGACGATTGCACTTCCTCCCACGATGGCAAGGGCGCGTCCGGCTGGTATAGAACCTGATAGCGGTTAATCTTGCCGAACTTAGCGTGCTCCATCTGATAGTCTTGCGGCCGCAATTTCCGCACATAACCCGCTTTAACCAACCGCGTGATAGCGCGCGACACGGAAGCGGGATCAACGCCCAGCATTGCGCCGATTGTCTTAACGCCGGGCCAACAAACGCCGTGGCTGTTAGTAAACACGCACAACGCCACCAGCACACGGAAGTGCGACTGGTGCAGCTTGCGATCCAACAGCGCCCGAACTGGTATCACGGACCATTGCCGCTTGATCTCGATCTCGGTTTCAGAATGGGATTTCATCATCAAGTTCCTCGCAAGTGGGCACCTTATCCTCGCGCCCTTCCACGATAGCGCCGGGGAACGCTTTTTTCGCGAACGTGACGGCTTTTGCCGCTTCATATGATCCAACCACGCGCGCAACTTCCTCAACGCTCCACACAATCGCCCCCGGGCGTTCTCGCGATACTTTCACCGCTTCATGCACGTTGCGCGTCACACATAACACGCCGCCATCGGGCATGGCCGCTTCCCACGCTTCCCCGGTAAGTTCCTCGTGCCCAGCTTCGCGAGCCGCTTTTTCGAGCGCCGCATACGCGCGGCCTGAAACAGGCACAAGCCGCCGCACCTCATCAACGTCATGCGTCGCGATTGCCTCGTTTAACCGGTCGCATTGTAGCAGGAAACGCTCGCGCAATTCTGGCGGCACCAGTTCCGGCAATCTATCTATCCCCCAGCGCCGTTCGTATTCCGTCACAGTCTTATCGTGCTCGATAACCGCGTCTTGTATCTTGCGATATATCCGCTCATTCACCGCGCCCACGTTCCGTACAAAGCCGCGTTCCGGTTTTGTGACCCGCCCGCGCGTTCTTTTTTTCGCCTCACTCATTCAATCACCCTTTTCCTGTTTTCATCGCCGCCCGTACGGCCCGTCCCGCCCCCCTATAGGGGGGGCGGGCCATGCGGGCCGACCCGACCGGAAGCGCCCGCGCCATTTGACATACATCGGGCCGCCATTTGACATCCTTTAATTTCAACCACTTACCCATTTGACATGCATCGGGCCACCATTTGACATGTATTCCACACCCTTTTTGGTGTAATACGGCCAACCTCGGGCCGCCATTTGATCCTAATTCGCCATTTGTTTTCAATGCCTTACACACCCCCAAAATAGCCCTATTATTGAAACATTATTGCGCGCATTGAGCCACGTATTGAAACATTATTGCGTATTACAAAAGCCTAACCGTTTGCCCTTGCGCATTGATGCTGTCACCCCTATATCACCGTTATAGCACAACGCAACACGATGGAGAACAGAAACATGAACACCCAAATCCAAAAGATGCAGACCAAGATCGACGAAGCAAACGCGCGCTTAGAGGTTGTGCGGAATATCCTAAGCATCGAGACGCACCCGCAAGAGCGCAAGCGTTATGCGATGGAGGCCGGACGCATCAAGTCGCGGATTGAAAACTACCAGCACAAAATCAAATATGCGCGCTGACAACACGCCGGGGCTTCGCGCCCCGGCACTTCAACGGAGAGAGGCATGAGCAACACACACACGCCGGGGCCTTGGCAGAACACATTCGACGGATCGTTCGTTTACGCCCCACGCAAAAAGGGTACTGATCATGGGCAGCTCATCGCGCAAGTGACCGCTGGGGAGGGCATGAACACCGTTGAGAACGCCCGCCTTATCGCAGCCGCACCAGAATTGCTGGAAGCGTTAGAGGCGATCATGTCGTCCCACGTTGATCCCGATGGTTTGATCTACCTCCCCGCAACGGGGTCAATTCTTTCTACA